CGTCGACTCACCCATTTAACCCCCTAAGCGCTGGCGACACAGAGAAACCATGCCGACCCCCAGCTACACCGAGGGACCACCCAAGGGTGGCCGGTGGCTTTGCTAATAGCCCAAAGCGCGATCCGGGAAAGAGCCAGGAAGAACCGTGACCGGACGATCGAGAACACCGCCGGGAACGACAACGCTCTAGTGCCCTGAAAGGGGAAGCTCAAAGGAAATGTCCGATCGATCAGAGGTGGCAAGATCAAGAGTTTTCCACGTTTTCCCAAACGCAGCCCGCAAGCGCACGGAAAACTCTTGCTCGAGTAGCACCTGGGCCTCGGGTTCCAAACCGAAAGCCCTCTCGAACGACACCCGTGTCTCTGAGCAGACAGGGACACTAGCTCGTGAATCCGCCAACCACGCGCCCATGACGAAGTAATCAGTGTGCGGATGGACTCGCACACCAGCCGGGCCGCCCAACAGAGCCTGAAGCTCGAGGGCCCATTCCTGAAGAACAGGCACGCCCCTAGCGAGACTAAGCTCGCACGCCGCGACACCCCTCACCCACTCGGCAGAAAACCGGGGTTCCCGCAACCATCTATGGCTAGACAAGGCCCCCGAGAGGACCTTCCGGTAATCACGGACCATGCACCAACCGCGGGGCCCGAGTGAAATGGGGGCCGACTGCCCGAAGCGAATCTCCTCGATGATGCTGACAGGACGTTCGAGGGTGACCTCATGTCCAGACTCCAGCAGTACATGCTCGGCAAAGGTATCCAAAACCCGGGAGGCATCACCGCCACGCAAGAAGACTAACGCGTTGTCACCATCGACCAGAACGTCGAACGGCACAGAATAGTTCCGAAGAACCGCGACAACCACCGCGAGCATGATAAGTGAATTTCCCATGCCCGTGTTAAAGTCTCCACTCGCGCGACCCCCCTCCCGCGAAAACTTTGCTCCGCACGGCAGCTTCCCCCTCAACACCAGCTGCTCACGAAGGAGACGACGCAATTCCCCATCCCTGGGAAAAGCAGCCGCATACACCTCGTGCTCTGCCTTCAACTGGGAAGGCCCCACATGGGCCTCGAACGCCCTGCCATCAACTTCAAACACCACGCACGACTCCAGCGCTCGGAACTTCTTCACCACCAAGTTAGCGCGTTGTCGGGGATTGAGGCCCTTTGCCACAACCCTGCCTTCACCCCCACCTAGAAGCCTTCGAGCTGTGAGATGACCCCACAACCAGTGCTCGAAGGGTTTAAGCCGAGACGCGAGACGAAGGTTATACCGCGGGGACCTGGGAAAGATCATGCGCGGCTTGGGAGCCTTCAGCTCGACACACCCCTTCTCGGCCTTCAAGAAAGGTCTCAGGTAGGAGTCGGCACCGGTAACCGGCCCGTCTACCCTCAGAGACCTCTCCGCCTCTAGGTACCGACGCTGCAATGCACCTGAATACGACAGCGCGGTCCGCAGGTCGCTCCACGTATACCCGCCATAAGAGGACGCCACACGGTTGAGTCGAGAAAAGACTCTGCACACCGATGGCCCCAAGTCCTCAAACACCGAGTCTGGCAACGGAGCGAGAGATCGCAAGGAGAGAGCGGCGATCTCGTTGTGAGGGCACACCGAATGCACCACAGGGACCCAGGTAGAAGGGACCCCGAGGTGAACGGTGCGTTGTCGTCTACGACTGTCAGTGCAGGAGCCGTAGTCAACGCGTCTGTCGTCTAGGACGAACTCAGGTCGGCCCGCCGGGGGAGGGGACCCCCAACACCAACCCGACACATCGACACGGCACCCCTACCCTGACAGAAGGGGGGAGGCTTCCATGGCAGCCACTACACGAGGACTGGCTAGAACCTCGTGGGTGCTGGGCTCAAGTGCCAGAGGGACAGCGGAAGCGACCGCCAAATCTGACACCCAGGAGTCAAAGCCCCGGGCCCTGCACCAATCAATCGCACGGGATCTCAACCCCAGCAAAAGACTAGTGTCTCTCTGCCGAAACAGAGAGTGCTGTCGGAGGAATCCGAGGAGATGGGGGAACACCACATCATCAGCCCCCTCGGTGGAGACAAGAAGGTAAAAGCCCTTCTC